GTTCCCATGCGTCAAAGAAGTCGTTATCTGCGTTTGGCAGTTCTGAGTCTTGAACAATGATGGAGTGGATTGGCGTGTCTTTAGCCTTGACTGCTTGAATATCAAGTTCTCCTGTTGGTACGCATACGCTTACACCACCATTGTTGTTTGTAAAGATGATTACTTGTGCCACGTTATTCCTTATCTAAATACTGCCACATAGTTTTTATCAAAATCTTCTGGGCCAACAGTAGCCGAAGTTATAGTCAAAAACCTAAAAGCCGTTGTTGATGGAGTTCCGTTGTAGTAAACAACTAAATTTCTACCATAACTTGTATTTGTTTGAGCGGATGTTGGTTTACAAGTTCCAATAATTGCATAATTTGCATCAGTTAGTGCGGTAGAAAAATTAAATGTGTAATCACCAGCACCATTTCTTGTAATGCTTGAACAGTTACCAGAACCAGAAATTGCGCCAGATGAACCAACAAAAGTTGCCCAAGCACGACAACCATAAGCAGTAGCGGCAGAACCATATCCTGAGTTAAATCCCACATTCTGACTAGCATCAACAGTAATCGCAGTAGTCTCGTTTGTCTGTATGTTTAGGATGCCGCTGTCATCTCCCGTAGAGATAAGACCGCCATTTCCTGTGCTTGTGCCGTTGATAGTTGAAGCCATTATTGTGTTCCTTCGTCAGCGGGAGTAGGCGTGTTGCCTTCAGCAACCCACTTTAAATAGGCTTGGTAGTCTGTGTTGTCTGGGTCAAATGGGATTATTGCTCCGTCAGACAATCTCATTATGTGGTTTGTTGAAGGAAAGTTTGGGCCAAAATTTGGAATCTTATACATCTTATAACTCCGCAGAAAAACCAAATGTGCAGTTATTTACAGCATATACGGCAGAAGCATTGCCAGCCACTAAACCACCACCAGCTCTTGCAACATCCCAATAGACTCCGTAACTTGTGGCAACTGGCGTAATACTTCCTGATGCTGTTCCAGCCGCACCAGACGAACCTGCCGTAGCCAACCCAATATCTGTTGCCGCTGGATATTTTGAAAGAGTTGGTGATGCTCTAAATTCATTAGTAATTTGAATAAATGCCCCATAAACATTGGTGGAACTGTATGCTTGAGCAATCCCAATATGACTACTAACTGGACTTGTGTAATAAGTTCTAGAGTAATAATACCTCTGACACAAAGCCAACTCAGTACCATAAGGTCTGTAATCAAAAGATGTTGCGGTACTGCCTTTTTCTAGTTGTACGCCTGTGATGTAGAAGGTTGCGCCATTTGTGCCGACTACATTGACTTGACCAGTAACACCAAATTTATTGCTACCTACCCAAGCACTAGCAGTTCCACCATAAGTAGTTCCAACACCTAAACTAAATCTAACTTGTATGCCAGTTGAATTTGTTGTAAGCCAAGTTCCACTTGTATCGCCAGCAATGGTAATTGACTTTTGTTCCCAAGTATTTGCGGATGAAATTGAATAACTAAAAGGATAAGTCCTAGAACTATCAGCATTTGCTAAAGCACCGCCAAAAGTACCAGTCAAACTAGAGCGAACCCAAAAGGAAATTGTGACTGTAGCCGCGCTTGCCGTACCCCATCCTAAATCGGCAGAATTGTAACCTTCAATTTGTTGGTCAATATCAAAAAAATCATTAGTGGTGCATGAATAAGCAGAAGCAGAAGTTATAAGCAAAGAACTATTAAACCCTGTTGGGGCAGTAGATGATTGTGATACGCTAAATTTACTTGCTTGTGATAGTCTTGTTTCCCATCTATCTAAAGTATATGTGCCATCTGCCGTTGGTGTGCCACTATATCCACGCTGATTTATCACCATCGCACCATTGATGATGCGGTTCTTAAACCCATATAAACCAGACGAACTTACTCCGTCTGAAGTGGTCATCAAGTCTGCATTTACTGTTCCGTATGGCATTGTTCTTCCTTATAGTACCAACCAGCGTTGACCGCTAGAGACTGTCACCGCTTGACCGCTTGCAATTGTGATTGCCCCAACAGAAAAGCCATTGTTCCCACTAGCTATTGTGTAACTAGTACTTACTGTAGTACTCATCACAGAAATACCATTGGTAGCAATAGGTACTGGCGCAGATAACTCACCTGTGCTTGGCTTATACAAATACTTTGTATTACCCGTATAGATTGTTGTTGGCGTACCAGAGGTAGCCGCCGCAAACAATGGATATAGGTTAGTCGATGTGGTTGTGTCATTGCTAATGCTTGCACCAGCAGTTACTGTTGCCCAAGATGAGTTAGTTCCATCTGTGGTTAGATACTTACCTGAGTTACTTGTCTGACTAGGGGCTAAAGCATTGAAGCCCAATGTTGCCGTAGTCTGTCCTGTTCCACCATTAGCAATAGCCACAGTTCCAGTTACATTGGATGCAGTTCCCGTAGTGTTCTGATTTAGCGTAGGAATGTCAGCGGCAACAACTGCCCTGAATGTCGGTACTCCCGCAGTTCCATTGGGTGCGGCTAAGACATAGTTAGCAGTCTTAGATGCGTAAGGATTCTGAGTGTCACCATAACTTGCCGCCAAGGAAATAGCAGGGGTAGCACCACCGCTAGACGCAACTGGAGAAGTTCCTGTTACAGAAGTAACTGTTCCTTGGAACTGGTCAGCAGAGGAAATAGTGAAATTTGGATATGTGCCAGTTATCGTTGTTGTACCGCCTTGGGTCAACGCAACTGTCTGATCAGGCGCACTATTTGTTATCGTGAAGTTAGGATAAGTTCCGCTAGTTGTTATGCCTGTGCCACCAGTTAAAGCAACTGTCTGATCAGGGGCAGAATTGGTAATGGTTAGAGTGCCACTTGATGTGATTGGGCTACCAGTAACAGTTATTCCTGTTCCAGCCGTAGCCGCCACAGAAGTAACAGTTCCTACCGATACCGCACCAGTTTGTCCGTTAACAGAAGTAACTAGGTTGCTTTGGTCAATCTTTTGCCAAACTGAGCCATTGAACATCAACCAATCGCCAATTTGCCAATCAGTTATGCCGTTTAAGTTAGTGCTTCCTGCCGTTGCAACGATGTAGTAGTAACCATTTACGCCAACGCTAGAAGTTAGTGTAGGAGTGTTGGTAGATGCGTTCCATGTTCCTTGATAACTCAGTCCACCAGCGACAGAAGACCAAGAAAGAGCCGTTCCATTGGTAGTTAAAAACTTTCCTGAGTTTCCTGTTTGACTAGGAATCAGATTATTAATCTGTGTTTGTAGAGAAGTTAGGGTATCAAGGACAAACTGAGAAGTGCCACCACCATTAGTAATAACTTTGATGGATTCCGCAAGGTCAGGAGCAACAACTTCACCAACATTGAGTTCAATACCACTAGACAAGCTAATAACAAGGCTACCATCGAAATCAATACGAGCAGAGGTAACACTAATACCATCAACCCCGTCAACTCCATCACGCCCATCTCGACCATCTTGGCCTTTAGTTCCTTGAACGCCTTGCTTTCCGTTAAGTCCGTCTCTGCCATTCTTGCCATCCTTGCCGTCTTTGCCATCTCGTCCATCTTTGATGGTGGCAACTCGTTTTTCAATGGCGTTACCCACTTCATCAAAGCGAGAACGGATGTCAGACTCAATTTTTTTCAGGGCATCGACTACTAAGCCTACATTTTCACCAATGCGCTGCTTTTGAACCTCTTTTGATTTAGCAATAGAAACTTGAATAGCATCGAGAGCCGCCTTTTTCTCAGCGTCAGTCATGTTTTCTAAGTTTGGGATGATGTCACTCATTTGAGATTCCCTGCCAACTGTTCTAAGAAGTCATTTTCTACTTTGGCTATGTTTTCTTGCTTGTTTGCCATTTGTAGTTCAACAATTTTAGACTTATTCTTGATGTCTGCCTCTTTTAGCATCAACTCAGCAATCTTAACTCTCTTGTCGAACTCACGGCTTGCAGCTTCATCAGAATTTGGCAAATTCTTAGTAAGGTTTGCACTCATCTTGGCTTGCACTTCCTGTGGCATCAACTGAGCCTCAACAGACAGCTTCGTTGCCTCTGCACGATTCTGTTCTGCCTGAGTAGTGCTGACCGCAATCTGCGCTTGAGCAGCTTGGAGAGCCAATTGTTGTTGCGCTTGTTGCAGTTGTTGTGCTTCTGGGTCAGGTTGACTCATCTGATCAAGCATTGCAATCAGTTCCATCCTGTTGGACAGGCTCGAATTAGCCAAAATGCCTTTGAGAATCACAGGCAAGACGGGGGTGTTGGGACCCAGGGTCTGCAAAAGCCCAATAAACTGCTGTTGCTCGTACTCACGGGCAATAATTCCTAGCGTTGCAGTCGGTATGAAGTTCATATCGACAGAAGGGTAACGCTCTGGATCAAACTGCATATAGCGGAAAGCTGCCTTTTTGATGAACGGAATCAAAAAATCTTCTTGGAAGTTCACCAATGTGCGCTTGTACTTCTTGATGATGCTGGCAACTGCCATCGACATACCGCCTTGACCACCATCACGGGCTACATTGCTGATCATGCCCTGAGAATCCAATGTTCCAGTAGCTTGCAACAACATTCTTTCAAAGTCTTTAGCCGTAGCCAAGTTGTTGGGGTCAGTTTGACCGAACTTGAAGGGGTAAAGAATCTCAGAAGGTGCGCCATTGGTGAGGATCGCTTTGCCAGGCCTCACCTCAAACTTCATCCCTCTTGGGAGGCGAGTAGCGTCCATCGCAATCATGGGGCTAGTTGTAAGTGCCAAGGAATCTAGGTGGCTACGGGTCTGTGCGTCAATAGCTTTTTGCATATTGAACGCCTTCTCTACTGTGCCTCTGCCTAACAATCTGTTCGGTACTGTGTCATCCTGATAAGTTAGAACTGGCCTGTCCCTCATCATGTAGGGATTGGCTTCTGCCTTTAACAATTGGCCATCATTGGCAATCACAACAATGGCTTCTACCAAGTCAGCATACTCATCTGCCTCAGAGTTATCTGGGAAAAGGTCAACAATCTCTTTGTTCTCTTCTAGATTCTCTAGATATTCCCTTGGCACCAAACCATAGTAGGTCAACAACAAGACTTTCTCATCTTGGTATTGGCTTACCTCTTGGGTAGGCTCTAGGTCAGAATCGTCACCAGTAGTGGTAATGTTTACCTTGCGGTAAATTCCAGCCTCAATGCCTTGAACAACCTTGTGGATCG